TATAGTGTACGTGGATATTCAATTCCTATGGAGTATGAAACCGATATAACAGTTTATCCATCCCACAGACGCTATAAAGTTAGTTCGTATAAAAGAAAAATTACAAAAACACGAAAATCTGTAGCAACATATACAAGAACTAGACAAGGCAAAAAACGAGTTCAAGTTCCTTGTAAAACAAGTGGTAGTAAATGGGTAACCCTAGATTTAACAAAAGCAACTGAACCAAACCCCTTTTTAGAAAACGCAACACAAGCGGTTTTAGCGAATGCTGGTATAAAAAAAGCGTTAAGAGGGCTTAGATAAGCAAAGGAGAACTTATTATTATGGTAGATGTAAACAAAATTACACCAGAACAAGAATACGTCATAGCACGTCATTCTAGGATGGTGGGCAAAATACTGGACTTGTTAGAGGCATCAATGCCTGAAGGCGTACAATGCGAAAAGATCAAGAAGCTTGCGCAAGTACCCTTATATGACTTTAGACATGAAATGATTCAATTAGTTACTAATGGAGTGCCTGAAGAATAAAAGTGCCCCTAAAGATGGCTCAATAGGGGCGATTAGAACAGAACTTCTATATTATAGCTATTTAGACCAAATTCTACAATAGCTATCTCTTTATATTATAAAGCCCACTTTATACGTAAATTTTACAAAAAAGTTAGTATAATAACATGTATAGCATAATTGCTATTATATAAACGCTTACGGAGAGGTCGGACGTGGCTTAGACCAACCTTTCTTAAAGTAGTATAAAAAACTATTATAAGGAGGAACCCTAATGGCAGACGAGATTTATAATCGAATCGAAAAGCAATTAGAAGGCAATAGTCTGGCTCTTTCCGCAGTAGCTGAAGTGCTTCATAAAATGGACGCAAGAATGTCCGAACAAGATGAAGTTGCTATAGCAAAACAGGAAGAAGAAGCTGCAACCGCTGACAGACAAGCTCTTATTAAAGAGATTGCTTCTGAAGTTGCAACTATTATTAAAGCTGATGCTGGTATGGACGTTTCTGGAGACCCTCGTCCCGCAAAAAGCGCAGGTAAAACTGCTGCTGACGCTGACGACTCTGAGACTGAAATAGAACCTACTTCAAACATTGAAGATCAACAGGCTACTATTCAAGCAATGGCTCACGAAGAAGAAGAAGAAAAAGACGAAGAAGAAGATGCTGAAAAAGCAATGCAATACAAAGAAGAGGATGGAGATGACGAAGACGTGGAAAAAGAAGAAGATGACGAAGATGACGACGAAGTTAAATCAATGGCTAAACAATTAGATGAATTGAAAAAACAAGTCGCTGAATACGAAGTTAACATGCAAAAATCAATCCAGACTGAATCTGAAAATAGATTAAGAAAGATGGGATTTAGAGAGGAAACTAGTTTAAACGCACCTAAAATGGTTGATACCTTGGGTGTAGACGGTACTGAAGTAATACAAAAAGGTACTGACAGCATGGATACTGTAGACCAGTTAACTAATTTGTCATACAAAGAACTACGAGATCTACAGACCAACATCGAAGCAGGTAACACCGACGGTGTACCAAAAGAATTACTCGGATAATTAAAAATTTTATTAGGAGGAAATGAGTAATGGCTAATCCAAGTTTAACCGAATATCTAGCTCAATCCCAAAGAGGATTGTATCAGTCAGTATTTGGCCCTGAGTACATGCAAAAGCAGACCTACCATACCGTAGACACTGCTACTGGCATATTTAATACTACTTATGGACGAAAAGTCTGGCAATCATTGAATAACCAAACTCGTTTCTTCAATGCTATCCCAAGAGTTGTTTGGGGTAACACAGCTGGTTGGAGGGTACGAACTGACAGAGGTTCAGGACGTAGCCGACCCGTCACTGAGACTGGTAGCCTCCCAACTGTAGACATTTCCAATATTGAAACTGTTTCTTCACTCCTTCGGTGCTTCCGTGAAGTCAGTTTTCTCCGCACAATTAGAGGGCGGTGTTGGTGATGTTCTGGCATTGGAAAACGAAAATGCACAAATGGACCACGTTAAAGAAATTAACGAAGAATTATTGGCAGGTTCTGCGTATCTAACATCCGCAGGAGCTACCACCACTTTCACAGTGCCAGCATCTATTGCTAAGCACTTTAAGGTGGGAGACAGTATCGCACAATACGACGTATCAGCTACCGCACACGACAGACAAACTGGCTCTGTCGTTTCCGCAGTAAACACCTCAACTGGTGTTGTTACTGTTGCTAGTGGAACCACATTTGCAGATGGTGATATTGCTTATGTCTTCAGCAGAGGTGGAATGACTTCCATTGATGACATTGTTATGCAAGACGGTGCTGCTGTAGGTAATCAAACTTCCAGAGTAAGAGCTTATGACTTAACTATTAATGACAGAGCTGCTGGAAACTGGAACGCCGGTGCATCCGTTTCTTATAACGGTGGAACTGGTAGAGACTTGACTCTCGCATTGCTGGATACTGCTATTCAGAAAATTAGAGAGAACGGTGGCGAGCCCAAGCTAATCGTACTAGGACACGATCAATATTTTAACCTTGAAAGACTGTTAAGCTCTAACCAGCGATACATGGGTCAAGAAGAATATCAAGTCGGTGTTGGCTCGGAAAGAACTTTCCCAGGCACTCGAACTGGTTTAGTTCTTGCTACGTACATGGGAATTCCAATACTCCCAGATGCTGACGTGCCAAAATCAGTCGCAACTAACGACGCAGTTTTGGGATCAAATGTTTATGTCTTAGACACAGACTACCTAGAAATTGCTGTTGCACAACCTACACAGTATGTTGAAAACCGAGACTACTTCGCAGCTAATGCGTTAGTAGTAAGAGGTCTACTCTATACTATGGGTGAATTGCGATGCAAGAACATGTTTGTTCAAAGCAAGATCGCAGACTTGAACGCATAATCGGACAGGTCTACAGCGTAGGGGGCGATTAGTTCGCCCCCTACATTAATGTATACACCAAAACACAATAAAATAAAATTCTAGGTGAATAAAAATGGCTGATACAACTGAGCAAATCTCCATTGACCTAGCCGTTTATATGGAAAGACTAGATGCGTATATATCCACCCAGTCGCAGTTAAACGAAACCTTATGCAGTAGACTGGAAAGTCTGGATTCAGAACTAGAAGATTTAAGGGATTGGAGAAGTAGGTTTTATGGAGCAAAATCATTAATGTTTTTAATGGGGATACTACTAGCTCACGGTGCTGCTGTGATTGCTAGTATAGTTACAGTGTCTACCATCATGAACGATTAGGAGAAATACGTATGGCAAATGAAAGACATACAGACCAACGAGAATGGGATATTGACTATTCTACACGTCAATCGGTACATGCTGTTACTAAATATAGTCCCTTTAGAGAGGCCCTTAGTACGACAGCTTCTACTTTATTTACGCCAGCTCAAGGTGAAATCGCTGTTAACTGGGTACAAAACCCTAGAATCGAAGCTACTGATATCGGTATCTTTACTGCGTCTGGTTCAGCCATTTCCCGTAGTACTGCTCAACAATCAGTAGGAGCAGCGTCTTTATTGGTAAACCCTGCAAACTCTGCCAATCATGAGGGTTTTTATTGGGAAAGTCAAAAAATACCATTTAGTGTAAACCCACAACATATTTCTGTCCAAGTTGAGCATCGTGGAGCTTCCGCATCTGGAGCTGTTAAGATAGAAGTAAAAGACACAACAAATACCGTACAACACGCTGTATCTGATAGCTCTGATTTAGCTACGAGTTGGACGCGCATAACTACCACTTATACCATTCCAGGCTCCACTGCCTCAGCTGCTTACAGATTATATGTAACTACTGCTGGACAACATAACATTGACTATTATGTTGACAAGATTATGTTTGAAGTACGAGAGGATACTGCTGTAGCTTCTACTTACGTAGATGGGTCTAGCGGAGTTAACTATGAATGGACTGGCACTGCTAACGCTTCTAGCTCAATTAAAAAACGTGGCATGACTACCATTAAAGGTATGAAAGTTACTAATGAATCTAGTACAGGCGGAGAAATAGTTTATCTGGCTATAGGTACTACTGCTACATCTAGTACAGGAATACCTATTGGAGCGGGCGAAGCATTTGAAACAACTATTCCATTAGGATTTACGGACTATATTTCTGTAATATCCGCATCAGGTACACCCACAATCAGAGGCGTAATCTGGGGGGTCTAATGACTACAATTGAATCAACAAACCAAGATATGTATCAATCTATACAAGATGATGCGAGTATTACTGTTATTGAAAAACAATTTGGACGTACAACAGCTCAGGACATTACTGAAGCATTGGACGAGTATAAACGTTTATTTAAAGCCGGAATTGCATCAGATGCAGAAATATTAACTTTATCAAGAGCTTATCCAAAAGATCCTATTTATCAAAAAGCAGCTAAAGAAGTAGATTCTGAACCTGTTGTTGTAGGAGGTCCGGCTAGCGTAGAACTTATTGATCGTGAAGGGCATTTAATTACCACTGATGCACTGAAAAAAGCTTTTGCGAGCTATATGTCTAATTTCCGAACACGAAATACAATGGTGTTACATTCTGACGTTCAAGTTGGTTGGGCGTTACCCGCTTATATAAGTAAAACCGGGCAAGTGTTTAAATCAGGTGTTGATGAAAAAGGTTTATTCTTTGTAACTGAAATTCGCAAAGACACTAAAATTGCTAATAGAGTATTAGAGCAAATTAATGAGGGAAAATTGAAGTCATATTCAATAGCCG